TTTAATATTTTTAAGATGTTTGATATCTTTTTTCCCATTTTTTTCATCAATAATCAAACGTACAGAATGGTCAATTGCGTTAACGATAACTTCGTCAAAAATTTTGAGAAGAGCAGGTACATATGTGATATTTTTTTGTTGCATTTTATTGGTTTTTTCATCAAATAGATACAATTCTAGGTTTGTTGAATTGATAGAACCGACATACGTATCCGGAATATTGTAAATATGTTCTCTCAATTCGTATTTTTTATATTTGTCTTCTATTTTTTGAGACATGACTTACCTTTTAATATATGAAAACAAAAATTATACTATATAATCATTTTTTATTTTTATATCATTGAAAAATGATTAGTTCCATTTTACACACGAATTATAAAGTCTGTGGTCAAAATCATGTTGGTTCGGAAAAATATTATTTTTATTTAATATTACACCAATGCTTTTATCTTCAAATACATTCAATCCTTTAAAATATTCATTATTGTACAAGTATTTTTTGTAGTCATTTTTCGAAAATTCTGGAAAATAAGATTCGTTATCAAGAACGACTTTGATTGCTTTTTGATTCAAGTAATATCCTCCCCCAGAACAATAGTGTCCAAAATCTGTCTCGACAAGATATTTTCCAAACAATGGATATTGTTCGATTATATTTTTTTTAGTCATAAGATAATTCGATTTACTACTTTCACACCCTGCATAATTTCCAAAATATTCAATATCTTTGTATTTCATTAACATATTATACAGATTATTTAAATTTATTTCTATGTCATCATCTGTTTTGAATATCCCTACGAAAGGTCTAAATATTCTTTTACTTATTTTCATAAATTGAAAAACCTTGTTTGGCAAATTCAGGTAACCATCATCGCATTTTATTATCAAAAGATTTTCATTTTCATTATATAACCACTGTGTATCTAAATTCTCATCCCCTATAATTTTTAAATATGTTATTGGATATTTATCAATATTATCAAAACATTTGATATATTGTTGTTTGGCAAGATGATAATTCATTTTACATGTAACAACGCCTATGATAAAAGAATTGCTTTTATAATTTTTAATATTATAATCATATTTGTCTGGATAAATTGTAAATTTTTTTTCAATGCTACTATAGTCATCGCGCTGATAACCTATTTTATTTTCAAAAATATACCAATTTGAAGACGGTTGAAGAACTTTCCAGTACTGATCTATTGCATACTTGTTATAATCCAAAGTTTCTTTAAATTTCAGATATCCTTCAATGAAATTTGATTTTAATTTTGACAAAAATCTTCGATGGACAGCATATCCAGATGCTGTTTGAACGCTAATTACCTTGTTTAGTCCTTCAATTTTTGAAGGAACAATTTGGTTTTCTAAACCCGATAACATCAATACATCCCATGATATATTTTGTCCAAAAAAATTTGAAATCATATTGTTTGTTATATCTTTTTCATTTTTAAAAACAAAGTCATCTTCTAAAATCAAACAATTTTGAAATCTACTTGATTCAAAATACTCAAGACATTTAATATGAGACGCAGAACAACCTAACCCACCGTATACATTATTCTTGATAGCATCAATACGTTGTACTTTTGACATGTCCACCCCCATTTTTGTAAGTTCATTTCGTATACTGTCATTTCTGTCGGGTCGGTCTTCAAGATTGATATAGTATATTATATCAAAGTTCTCCATTTAAACATAAAGATACTTATATACTTAAATAGTTTTGCAATGGGAGTATATGTCTTCAGATCGCGTCATACTGATGTAATAAAAATAGGACATTATTCTAAAAATAATGCATGGAGTAGAGTAGCACATAGAGGTTTTTATTCGTGTATATGTCCATCGGAAATAAGAGAAAAAGTCAGTGTCGGTGATCTTGAATTGTTATATTGGTTTCCTTCCTTAAATTCAAAAGATGAAAAAAAAATTCACAAGTCTTTAGTTGATTTGAATGTATGTGGCGAATGGTTTCATTTAGATGCTTTGGAAAAAATTCCAGAATTAGTTTCTTTGGAAAACATGGTCGATTCTTGTTCTTTAGAAGAAGCACTTGCTACAAGAAGAAGACTTTAAAATAACGAGTTATTTATTGAATGATTGTCTACGAAATTCTCCTTCTTTTTTGAGGACATTTTGCATTTCTTTTAACGATTGTTTTCCTCCTTCGGATAAATCGTCTTTTTGTAGTAATTTAAAAACAGAAATTCTTGTAAGAGAATAAAGCGATACCATTATTAATTCATTCTGCGCCATTTTGAACAAACAATTTTTACATATTTCAAGATATTCCTGTGACTTGTTACAAACACTTTCGAAGTCACAATTTACATGAACACGCACAATCACATTTTTTTTATCACAATACACACATTTACAAGTTCGTTGATTAAACAATTTGTTTATGAACTTTTTTATGGTGCGCATGACTCAATAAGAGATAAATTGTTTATATAAAATAAAAGAAATGGAACAAAACTTTCAAACAATTCGTGAAAAATATATCGAACAAAATACAAAAGACAAGGACGATGAAGAATTTGAAACAATATATTGTATGTGTTTTAAAATTCCTTGGTTTAGACGAAAAGAAATGTCAGTCTCTTCTTCTGCAAAATCATTCAAAAACAAAAACTTAAGTATGTCAATGAGGTTGAAGCACGCATTAATTGATCTTGTTGATTAGTGTTGTCAAATTTAGGCAATCATATAATCCTTCTTAATCTGCGAATACATTCTTAAAACTTCTTCTGCAGTATCTACTCGAAGAATTTCATATTTGTTGGAATAAAATTCTGGTCCATTTCTTGTTTCTCTATTAATGAGAGTACGTAAAGGATATAAATCTTCGAGTTGAAGACGTATAAACTCCTTTGATCCATTTGACATTTCTATGATAAGAAATACAGAAGATACGACTTTCTTTTTATTTGCAACCGAATAATAACTATTTGGATAACTAAATTTAATGTCTATATTTCCTGTATCATCGACCATTGCAACATTTTTAGTTCCTTCAAAAGCAATATCTGCACACGGAAAAGGCAAACCTGTCCCCGAGTAAGATGCTTTTTTGTCTATTGGATTGTTTGCGACAAAAACTACATTTTTGTAATTGTGTCTGTTGTATACAACACCTGTGATATGTATATTTTGACAATTGTCAATGGGTTTAATATCACATTTTATAAATTCGTTTTCAAAAAGCATTTTAAATGTATGTTTCTTTCTATATACATTATGTAAAAAAAATTAGTACTTATATCCTCTTCCGTCTCCGAGACCACCAGAAGCAACTTCTTCGCGAGAACATGTAACTGCATCACAACGCACAACATATTTTTCCGGGTGCATGGTTCCAGGATCAGTAAATGGTCGGGCACATGGTCCACAAATCATTCTGTCAATCGCAGCATTTTTTTGTTGTTCCATTATTTTCTCAGCATTGTGTTGTAAATAAAGTCTAGATTCATAACTAGATGCTACAATACTTTTTGATTGTAAATCTTGCATAAATTCTGCATTCGAAACACATTTCGGTCTGTAATCAGTAAAAGATCTCCCATCATTCATTCTTGAAGGACAAGTTTTTTCATTGGTGGACGAACAACAACTCATCTTATTCTACATTTAAAACAAGATTTTTATTGAGAGAGTATTCTTTCTATGAGAATATTTTTAGTCCCTTCCAATGGTAGATTCAAAGAAGTGCAAATTTCTTTTAATTTATCCAAATTCATTTTGCTTAGTTTTTTACGAGTATATTCTCCGGATATTTGTTCCGAAATAACAGATTCCTGTTCAATTTCTTTTGTAATATCTGCAACAATATCTTCTTTTACTTCTATATTTTCTTCTAGTTTTTCTGGAATTTCTTCAATTGAACATTTGTCTCCCTGACATTCTTTTTCTTTATTATCTATAATATCAACTGCAAAGATAGTATTCATAATATTGTCAGCATTTTCCATGAATGACTCTTCTTTTCCAGACATATTGCTCAAAACATATTGTAATTCAGAGTTTTCTTTTTTCAAATTTGAAATTTTTCTTTCCATAATTTTTGAATTTATTTCCATATTCCATACTTTTCTCCAAAAATATGAACAAACCAGAACAAAAATAGCAAGTATCAAAAGATAAATGAAAATTGATTTATTGAAAAACCCAAACATTTAACTTTGTTTACTATTAATTTCATTATATATTTTGTTTTTCATATTTATCGCACTTTTTATAACACTTTCTGGAAATTGTTTTGATGAAAGTAATTCAATTGCGATACATTGAAACGAATGTCCTCTTTTAATTTTATATGGAAAGTAAAAACCTCCTTCTCTTGGATATGCTGATACTGATAAATTGATGAATTTAGTTGGATATAAAGTTTCCAATGTTGTAAGTTTGTGGAAATGTGTGGTCAAAATAATACTTGTATTTGGAAGATTACCTATATATTCTGCAACAGCAAATGCTGTCGCCATTCCTTCAGTTGGGGGAGTCGAATGCATTGGTTCGTCCATCATAAATAGTCCACATTTATGATTATCTGATATATATTTTGCCTTTTCCATCATTGTTCGACAGTATTCTGCCTCTACTTCGAAATAGGACTTGGAACCTAGAATATCTGTTATTCTCATAAATGATACTATGGTATCGTAGACAATCGTATTTGATTTTAATGCATTTACCAGACCCAAAGATTGTGCAAGAATGATATTAGAAAGAATTGATTTGACATAAGTTGTTTTTCCTGCTGCATTTGGTCCAGTTACTATTATATTTTTTGACATATCAAGGGGGTTCGCGACTTGTTTATCAGACAAAATGGGATTCTTCATTTGCCATATTTTAGTTGTTTCTGTATAATTTGTCAGACACCAATTTTTTGATGTTTTAAGTTTCCTACAGGAATTTATGACGTCTAAAGTATATATTATGGTTAATACTTTCGAAATTTTATCTTTGATTTTTTGATCTTTCCATACTTTGTAAATACTTGTAAAATTGTCCGGCAAAACGACTATATCTTCGTGATTATATTGTAGTTTTACAAAAGGTGTAATGTAGTTTGTTGGTATAGACTTAATAATTTCAGATGCCTCCTTCAAAAATATATTCAAATTACTAATTTTTTTGAGTAATGTATCTCTTATTTTGTACAGCATATACGAATATTCTATTGTTTGATATGCATTGTATACAAATAACAATATATAACTTACTACAGTGAATATTTTTATAAAGGTTGTTTTGATATTTCCAGAATAAGAAAATATAAAACGAACAAATTTTGACAGCATATTGATATAAGTTGATAAAGAAATATTAAATTTAAGGTATTTATTAAAATAATACAATGGTGCAAAAATTGAAAGAAAAGGATATATTACGACATTAATAGGAACAAGGTAAACCTTAGCGATGTGATAAAGTTCCAATAAATGAGAAATATGATTTATTCCAGATATCGGAAACATGGACGGAAAAAGAACATTTATAAGATTATTTTTTTCTATTTCTTCATTCAATTTATATACCCATAATGCATCATCTTCATATTCTTTCAGAATATTGAAATCAAAGTTGAATTTATCATAACTTTCTTGTCGTTGTCTTAATAAAATCTTGTCTTTGATAGGGTTCCTGGCAAATTTACCAATAAGATATTTACTGCCGTCAAGTAATGGAAGTGTCTTACACCAAGTATCTATTGAAGTGTCTTTATAAACATCGTCAGAAACATGTATAGAATCATACAATATTTCGTCACTCAATATTTCACCGATAATTGCTTGTTTTTTATCTTTTGAAAAGTCAAATAATTTTTGAATGTCTTCTTTTTCTTTTTCCATTTATAATATAATTTTTAATAAATCTTTTGTTTTTGTCGCAAAAATGAAAAAATGAGTACTGTATATTACCGAACCATAAGTTATGATATCAATTGAATATCGTGGAAAACTATACAATATTCCCGAAGAACTTTTTGAAACAAGCGAAGATTCTTACAAAAGAGGATGGTATGTTGTAAAAAACATACAAGATTGTTCTTTTAAAGAAATATATTCTAAATCTCTGATGTTTTTGAATAAAAATAAAGGAATGAAATATGATTGTAATTAATCTAATAAATAATCGTCATCTGATCCACCATTTTTACGATTAGTTTTTTTCGCTTTTGCCTTTTTAGCACCACCTTTTACTGGACTGTTCATTGAT